CATCGCAGGCTGGCTACAACTCCCTCGGAAAAGGCGTAACGGCCGACGAGCGGTTCCCAGACCCGTTCTGCGACATTGCTAGTCTGTCGATGCCTGAGAGCATCCAGACGGCTTTGCGCTGGACCGAATACGTCATGAACGCCAACGGTCCGTACCGGCAGGCTGTTGACCGCGTGGTGTCGTACTTTATTACCGACGTCGAGATTTACGACATTGGCGAGAACACGACTGGCCGTGAAGAGAAAGAAAAGTTTCGCGTCTTTTTGGAAGACACGCTGAGCATTAAAAATGTGTTGCACTCCGCGGCACTGGACTACATGACGTACGGCAATTCCTTTACCAGCCTGCTGGTGCCGTTCCGTCGCTATTTATCGTGCAAGCACTGCGGCCTTGAAATGCCGCTCGACCGCGTTTACAACTCCGACCAGTGCGCGTTTAAATGGCAGGACTTCAAGTTCCACGCCACCTGCCCGAAGTGCAAGTATGTTGGCGAGTGGCGGCACATCGACCGCCGTAGCGGTGACGCTGACAAAATAAACGTGAAGCGATGGAGCCCGCACGAAATTGATATTTTGTGGGACCCGTACACCAACGACTGCTCGTATGTCTGGAAGATTCCGCAAGACTACCGCGCGCTGATCAAAGCCGGACACCTTCACCACCTAGAACGCGCGAGTTGGGAAGTTATTCAGGCTGTAAAGAACGAACAGAACCTTATGTTCGATAAGGACGTTATTTACCACCTGAAAGAAGACGCCCTCGCTGGTATGCGCAACCGCGGCTGGGGTATCTCTCGCGTGCTGACGAATTTCCGGCAGGCGTGGTACGTACAGATTCTTCATCGGTATAACGAAGCCATTGCGCTGGATTACGTTGTGCCGTTCCGCGTGATCACACCTATGCCCCGCGGCGGCGACGGGCAGTCGTCTGACCCCGTCCATACGATCAACCTTTCAAACTTTAATGCGCGCGTGCAGGCTATGCTTCGCGCGCGCCGCACAGACCCGGCCCGTTGGAACGTGCTGCCCTTCCCGGTTGACTACAAAGCCCTCGGCGGGGACGCGACGCAACTTGCACCGCGCGACCTGATGGACCAAGGGTTGGAAACACTGCTCAAATGTATAGGTATGCCAGTTGAACTGTTTAACGGCACTCTGACGTTTCAAGCAGCCCCGGCTGCTTTACGCTTGTTTGAGGCGAACTGGAGCCACTTACCCCATAACCTCAACAAGTTCTTGGGGAATTTAGTTAACAATGTTTCGCGTGTTATGTCGTGGGAGCCTGTGGGTGCAAAACTGCAACGCGTCACGCACGCCGACGACCTCAACCGCCAAATGGCCAAACTGCAACTTATGCAAGGCCAGCAGATCAGCAAGACAACCGGCCTCAAGAGCGTCGGCATCGACTACGAGGAAGAGACAAAACGCATGCTCGAAGAAGAGCGTATCTACGCCGACGAGCAGCAGCGTATGCAAAAAGAGATGGAACAGTCGCAGCAGATGCAGGACCTGTCTCAGTCTGGCGACATGATGCAAGGCATGGGTCAGGCTGGCGCCGGCGCGACAGGGCAGCCGCAACAAGGTGGCGCTTCAGCCCCGGCAGCCGGTGGTGCGCCAGTAGGCCCCGGCCAGCCGACAGCGGTGGATCAATTCATTATGCAGCGCCAGAACGCGCCGAACATTCCGCGCACACCAGAAGACATGCAGCAGCAGGCGCAATTGATCGCCAACCAATTGTTATCTATGCCTGAACAAATGAAAGATTCTGAACTTATCAAACTCAAGCGCGGCGACGCTACCATGCACGCCTTGGTGACGAGCATCATCGACGATATTCGCCAGCAGGCGCGTACGCAGGGCGGCGCCATGGTCATGCAGCAACAGTACGGCCAAGGCCAACCCGCACCAGCGCAATAATATGAGTATTGGGATATACACGCATTACGCCCAGTGCGATCAGGCGTATCTTGCTGTCCGCCTCGCCAATTTTTTGCGCGACAGTGGCGAGTCTTTTTCTATCTATTCAGACCACGCGCCGGCAAAGTTAAAAACAGCGTACGACAACCGTGTGCTGCATCGTAAAAAAATCAAGTACACAGACTGGTCGAAGAAGCACACCGCGATTATCTGGACGCACGTGCCAAAGGTCGAGCAGGTCGCATACGCTCGCCGTAATAATATTTTGACAGTACTTGCGCCGATGTGGCAGGACCTAAGCCCGCCATTCCGGAAAGCGGTCAAGAACGCCGACCACATCGTAGCGCTGTCGACTGAGTGCCGGGACTTGTACCAGAACGTGTACAAGTTCAAGAACGTGAGTTTAATTCCGTTTGATACGGGGCTGCCGGTCACCAAGAAAGAAAACAACGCCAACCCGCGTAAGATTAAAATTTTCTTGCCGTGGTTTGACCGCAATGCCCGCTGTACGCAGTCCGATTTCTTGAACTACATTGAGTATCTTATCGAGCGGATGCCAGAGATTTATTTAACTGTGGCTATTTCGTCGAGTAAGTTTTCACCGGCGATTGCGAAGTTTTTTCGAACAATGGGGGAAAGAACAGACCGTGTGGAGGTCGTTCGTAACGTAAAAATAAATGAACGGCCGGCTTTGTATCTGTCGCACGATTTAACTATCTTTCCGGCAGAGTGCGATAACTACGGCTTGTGTAATTTAACTTCGATTACTTGCGGTACTCCCGTGCTTACTTTTGCTGTATCCCCCCAAACTGACTTCGTGTATCCTGACTCCAACGGCGTGGCAGTAAAGACTATTGTCGACTATGACGAAAATGGAGTACCGCATGCCAACCCGAACTATGAAAAATACGCAGAGGCGTTGCAAACCCTAATTGCCGAGCCGTGGCATATTGATTCGATGAGTAAAAAAGTGAACTACAACCTTAACGCGCGCCGAAAGTCGTTTGAGTTAGGGTGGCAATCTATTTTACGCCTTGTATAAGAGGTGTTGCGCCAAATACAAATACCATAACGTGCATGGAGGCACTTATGAAAAAAACTGATGAACTATCGTTAGAGAAGACACTGACGTTTGCAGCGCAGTGTTACGCCGATAAAAAAACCAGCATAGGCGACGATATGCTTGGTTTTTGCAAGAAAATAGCCAGACGCGCCGAGCAGATTGCCGTCAAACTGTACCACGATCTACGCCCGGATTACATGCCGGATAGTACAAAAGATAGCATTGCGGCTATCGTCCATTGCGCAGTGCTGCACGACGTATTGAACGTTAGTGCCTGTGCGTTTGAAAACGTCGCGGAGGTTACCAACGTCCAGATCGCCGCTATGGTGGCTGCCATTAGCCGCGATTTCCGATTGGTAGAGACAAAGCGTGATATGGAGTTTCGGGGCCGCTTGAGCCAAAGCCCGGTTGGCGCCCAAATTGTCATCGTCGCGCATATTATCTGCACGGCCCAGTCCACCCTGTTGGCCCTTGATAAAACGGGCATTCCGGCTATTCCGCGGTCCAAGAAAGTACTCGCCCAAATGGATGGAGACCTGTTGGCAATCCACGCGGCCAGCAAGTATTACGTTCTTCGGCTTTACACCCACGCCGCCAGAAACATGCTTGGTGATATTAGTCAAAAGATAAAAGCCTGCCGTCAACAGGCAAAAATGGACAAGATGGTCTTGCAAAATACGAAAACTTTGCGAGAATCCCTCGAATCAAAAGAGGGGCAGCCTAAACCGGCACCTAAAAAGAGAGAGAAAAGGTATGCGCAAAAGCGAACTATTGAGCGCGATCCTGAGTGACTACAAAGCCTCCGAGACGCCGACAGAAGAAGACAAAGTGAGCGCCGAGAAGTTCTGCGCCTACGCTGAGACATGGATGGGCGATAACGGTGTCGTCGGCGTCGGTTATGCTATGAATGGTTTATCTATCAAATTGGCCGACCACCGCGAGTTGGCAATCTATGGCGTCGAGTCGGTAGACAAGCCCGACAATCAAATGTTACCGGTTGGCATTACAGGTAACGTAGCCGCGCCGGCCCGGCCCGGTGTTATGCCGACCGTTGACGTTTCTCACGCAATCACAGGACGCTGAGCAAACCGAGAACTCAGATGTTTATTTGCTTCGAAGGAATCGACGGCGCCGGCAAAAGCACACAGGCGCGCATGCTCACGCAGCGGCTTCGCGCCAACGGCATCGACGCTGAACTCGTCGCTGACCCCGGCACCACACGAATCGGTACGGCTATTCGGCAGATACTACTGAACAATGACGACCCTATCTCTCCAGCAGCCCAGATGTTGTTGTTTTCAGCGGCGCGTTCTGAACTAGCAAACTACGTGCAAACTCGGCTGCAAGAAAACGCCGTCATCGTATGCGACCGCTGGCTGCTTTCGACATTTGTGTATCAGGGCGAAATAAATAACATAAGCCTTGACCTGATTTCGCATATCTTTTCTGAAACTTCCGCGCTGTATCCGGACATCTGTTTCTTGCTCGACATCTCGCCCGAGACCGCCAAGCAGCGCATGGGCAAACCCGGCGATAGGTATGAGCGCCGCTGCATGGAAGACCGGCAGCGGATGCGGCATGCGTACCTCCAGCACGCCGAAACGCGCCCGAACGCGCACACCATTCATGTGATTTCTGCAGACAATACGCCTGACGAGACACATGAACAGGTGTATAACTTTGTGCGACAGAAAATGCCGGTAACTCTAACAGGAGAAAAGCAGCATGGATGCACTGCTCAGCGCCCCAACGCCGAAACAACAGCGTGAGCGCGCGGTTTTTACAGCAGAGAAAGAAGCGCGACAACTTGAGCGCCGGTTACTGGTCAGCCCGGAAAATAGAACCGCGAACTCCGCCTTCCGCCGCATCTGTTATTTATTACATTCGTTGGCGCAGAAGTACGTCCACGAAACGCCGAACACGTTTGCTGATTACACGTGTTTGCTGCACTGCACGAAACTGCTGCAGAACCTCGGGTTTAAGCCAGAATTAAACCCCGCCGTTGATGCGGCCGCCGGGAATGTGGGGGTAGAGATTATCCGAAATTCCTTTGAATACAGGCATTTGCGTAATAAAATTATGGCAAGCCTGTCGATTATCGCTGATCTCACCGAACGTCCTGTCGGAAACGGCTCAGATGATTATCGCCGGGGGATGCGCGAAGGCTATCGACGAGCAAGCGATATCGCCATTATGTTCTTAAACGATCTTGCTGACGGAGAATAATCATGGACGTCACTATTGTTATCGCTGAACTCAACGACTTAAATCCCGAAGCGTACCTGTTTGAAAACATGAATGACGCGATCGTGGGGCTTGGGCGTATTGCGCATAAAGACCCAGTGGCGGTCTACAGCAAGCAAAAAATGTTTGCCAAGATGACGGAAGACGGGTTCTCCCAAGAAGATGCAGAAGAATATTTTTCAAAGTTCGTAGGCGTGTGGGCTGGAGACAACACGCCAGTAATCCTTGATGACGTGATGGAGTAATAGTGGCAACTATTTCTGTAAACAGTTCTGAAAATATCCAGTTCGTAAATCTGGATAATAAACTTGGTGATGACTCCCCCCGTCTTGACGTCTCTGCGGGAGACTGGCAAAACGGAGACCACGTCGAGTCGGGTGTCGTCTTTGATGTCTTCGGCAATCAGGCGCCCATGCTAACGGCCAATGACGCGAGAAAACTTTCAAAGTGGTTGGCGCGCGCCGCTGACACGCTTGACGGCGTAAAGAACTCAGAGAAAAAACACAAACAACGGCACCCGCGACACGAAGAAGACGATGAGGATGATTTTCGCCGTTATTGATTGTTTTTTGCGCCGTTTTCAGTTGTTCTCGCGATTCCATATAATTACAGAGCGAGGCCACGCGCAGTAATAAATACGTTTTGCCTTTTTCAGTTCTGGTAGGCACGCCATGTCGAATAAAAAGATATCTGCCTTACCAGATAAGTTAAATCCAGCCAGCACCGACATCATCCCGATTGTCGACGCGTCCGATTCGAATAACTTAGTTACTAAAAAGACCACGCTCGGCGCGATTCTTCGGAATCTGCTGTCGGAGGATCAAAAGGGCGCGCCACTCGGTGTCGCCACGCTCGACGCAGCCGGAAAAATACCGGTATCGCAGATTCCGGAAGATATCTTAAACAGTTTGGACGGCGTGCAGGGGCCGACAGGCGCCGCCGGTATACAGGGCGTTGTTGGCCCGCGCGGCGCGACAGGTCCGTCCGGCTACGTTGGCAGCGACGGCGCGACTGGACCAACTGGTTCGTTTGGTCCGACTGGTTCCACTGGCGTTCAAGGCGCGACAGGGCCGCGTGGTTTTGAAGGTTCTTCCGGTCCGTCCGGTCTTCTCGGCGCGTCTGGCCCCGCTGGCGCAAACGGAATGACAGGATCAACAGGTCCCAGTGGCGTAGCAGGCGCCAAAGGCGAAACAGGCGTAACAGGCGGCATTGGCATTACGGGCGCCACGGGCGTATCTCCGGCCGTGGCTGCTGTCCCGGGTTTTCCGAATAAGATATCAATTGGCGGAGTTATCGTCGAAGCCGCCGCTGGTGCGACTGGACCCTCTGGTCCGCAGGGGCCAAGCGGCGTGGCGGGTTATGTGGGTCGCGACGGAAGCACGGGGCCGAAAGGCGATGCCGGCGCGACAGGCCCACGCGGCTCGTCATTTCGACTGCTCGGCCAATTAGTCGACTGGCCGCCAACGGCGTCGCCGAATTTTGGCGATATGTGGATAGTGTCTGACCCTATCCC